CACGGGGGGATCAGCACGTGACGGAGTAGGGGAGCCTTCATAACTACGCGAGGTATTTTTAGGAGCCAGTTAGTACCGGCTTCTGCTCAAGCACTCTCAAGCACTCTCAAGTCCTCTCAAGCCTGCTCATCTACCATCAGAGTTCAAGTCCTCCCACTCAAGTACAAACATACCCTCAGTGGCTCCTGTACATTGAATGCGAATGTAGTACGTACTAGCGGGTAGCCCCGCAACCCTGTACTGCTGCTCACCGAGGTAGCAGCCTTTACAGAGCCACCTGTTCCGGCGATGATACGGATAGGTTCCCGGACTATACCACCGGTTGCAATACCCCCAGTGCTCAGCGAAATTGTGCTCACCGGGGTTACACCAATCCTGTACTTACTCTGCACGTTATTCGGCAGGGCCACCCACGTACCTCCGGGAGCACTCCCTGTTCTAATTTCTACACGGGCCTCCCCTTTGTGCACAGTCAAGGCCTCGTACTGTAGCAGGAACGGCTGGGTAGCCACGAGTCTTAGTACAATTAGCTCTGTGCCAGTAGTTGTGAACTCAAAGAACGAACGGAACTGCTTGCCTTCCCAGAATCCGGTGCCACCTATGTGCACCAGCTGGGCGCCACGGAAACTTCGCAGAGCCTCCGCTATTTCGTTTATCATGTTTCTAAAGACAGACATACAACCTCCTGTGAGGCGCTGTACTGCATAGAGGATTAAGGTGGTACTTACGTACCACCCTAGTCCTGAACATTACACTGCGGCGATTACAGCGTCGATTGCGGCGTTAGCTGCGGAGATTTGCGCGTTCACTACAGCCAGAGTACCGGCTTGGTCGCCTTCGCTCTGGGTGAACTTCTGGAACATAACCGCTACCTTGAACACTTCGTCACGGGCGGTTTGGATTTCTGCTTGGGTTGCTGATTCAATAGCCATTTCAAATACCTTCGATGTTAGAGTTGATTTCATAAGTTGAGTTCAGTGCATTGCAACCGGCCAAGGCTTCTTGGTACGATTGTACGGCTGCGCTGAGTCCGCCGTTTGTGCTCACATCAATCTTTGGATGCTGGCACAGTACTCCCTGTACCGGCGCAATTCCCCTTGATGCACAGGCTGTCACGGACAGCACTAGGCACAGGAGAAGTACTCCATTCAGGATTCGCTTGAACTGCATTCTGGACTGCCTCTCGGACTGGGGAGAACTCGCGCTGTACAGCTTGGACTTGCGCCCGGAACCTATCTGCGCGTTCTCGTTCCCATACCAGTAATTGATCGGTAGCTTGTACGCGCTCTGTGAGCGCCCCTAACCGGGCTTGCTGATTCAGGATGAACCAACCCCCAGCCCCGAGCAAAAGCGTTGCACAGAGCACGAGGGCCAGCTTTACTGCGCCGCTCGTAAGTCCTGTGTACATACCTTGTACTCCGCTTGGCGTCTGTTCTCTAAGCCCCTGTGGGGCACCAGATTCACTGTAGCCCGCCAACCCCTTGCTACCCCCTTGCTTGTCTTCCAAGGGGCTACTATAGCAGCGCAGGCGGCTTCCCAGCGGCCTTGCTTCAGGTGAGGCAGCATAGGGCTAGACTTGAAGCCATGAACTCCAGCGTTGTACGCTGTGCTCGTCATGGCGACTTCTACTGAACCGGGCATCTCCCGGCCCACAATACCACGTACACCCTGTAGGGCGTGGTCTACATCAATGAGCAATTGCTCTGTGCATTCCGCGGCTGTGTACTCAGACTTAGTGATGCGATGTGTACCGCCGAAGCAGTACGTACTCACACCTCCGACATCCCCGTACACACTCCGCACCTCTCCCTCATGTGTGCCTATGAACGCACCGGCAGTGGCTAGGACTGCACTAGCTCCCACCGCTACTAGCCGTTGCTTAATCGACACGCTTGCCTCCACGATTCTTCCAAGCCTGTCGCAGATGCTTCACGGTGTACAGCAGCTTAGGGGTTGCGTTGAACAACACGACCAGTAAGTACAGTACAGTCAACACTGCTATGACTTCATTTAATGTTACGACAGACACTGTTGCGCCTCCTATTGCTATAGCACCTCGGGCGCTTTCTGCTTGTACGTTGAAGTCCATGCTATCTCTCATTTAAACCTCCGTGCCAACGCCCGGTGGCGCCGCCCACTGGAGCGTGTTTGCTTGAATTGACTTGTTCCCATTGGATCGGCTATAAACACTTTGACTGCCTCTTTGCGCCGCACCTGTGCTTCCTTCTCCTCGTCGATAACGAGGAAGTCTATAAGCTCGCGGCATAGTTGTTCTAAAGCATCCAGCCTGTCGTCCTTGTTCAACGATCCTCGGTCTGTAGTGATGTTGTGCATCTGGTACAACCCAGAGTACGTGATCCTACGGTCAGCCGGGTACTCTCTAATCAGTTCCGCATCCATATCAATGGCGGACTTGTGCATTACTAGGCGGTGGCGTTGGAGGATTGGGCGGATACTGTCGATGATTCGACGCTCCTTCTGCCCTGTAGCGTTCTTCTCCGTAACTGCTACACCCGTTACACGGCGCTTGCCGTGCTCATCTAGCCCGTTAAAGTAGTTCTGGATGAGTCGGGTTACTGCACCCGCACCCATGTTCTTCTCTACTACTACGTGCTTTACGTCAAACTGGTTCACTAAGTCTACCAGCTTCTCCAAGTTCTTATCAGCGAAGCCTCCACGGTACCCGCCCCAGCCCACGCAATGCATGAACGGGCCTACGATACCACCAATAGCAAACGCTAGCTCATCGCCACCGTCACTCGCCGGGTCTACTGTCATAGTCATACTGCGCGGTGCACAGAACACATCGGACATACTACCGGGTCGGAACAGCTCAGGCTTGAGCATTTCTAGGTTGCTAGGCACTGGCCACTGTAGCCGTGGGTCAGCTGCCCATGTAAGTACCTCAGGTACACTGTCGTGTGCGAAGTCGCCTACGATCAGATCACGTACCTTGAGCTGCTGCCGCTGTGCATCCATGAGCGCAGTGTTCAGCATGTACTGAAGTTCAAAGCCTTCCGGGCCTTGATCCATTTCTTTTGTTTGTAAAGTTGCCTCGTCAAACCGGTGAGGGTCTGTAGGCCAGCCACGGGAACCATCAAGGCCACCGCCTGTACGGCACTTGTCGCCAAGCATCTTCATACGTTCAAGTATAGAAGGCGCAAGGTGCGAGCCGTAAGCTATCTCCTGCTCTGGTGTCGGGAACCTACCCGGCCAGATGCGTACCTCAAAGCCCCGCATAGGCAGCCGGTTATAGATGCTGTCCTTAGTCTGGGGCGTCCCCAAGTACATGATGCGACCGTGTGTACAGATCGAACTGAACTCTTTGGACAAGTGTTCTAGGCTGCCCCGCTGGTGTGCGGTCAGGCCGTTCTTAGTTGTTTCGATGTCGTCTGGTATCAGGATGTCTGCCCGCAGTCCCTGTAGGGAGGCGGTGATACCGATGCAGTTAACACTAGCGGATTTGTTAATACCCCGCAAGCTGTAGTGCACGTCGAACTCACCGGTACTAACCCGGTCGCCAGCGTACCTATCAGGGATCAAGTACGCGAGCTTCTCCCAGCGATGAATCAAGCCGTGGATAAGCACACCGTTCTCATCAGCCTTGGGCTGGGCGCCGGATACCAGCAGTACTTTACAAGAGGGGTTCTGTACGATACTCCACACGCCGTAAATACAGGCGATGGTGCTCTTGGCTTCCCCTCGCTGTGCCTCAGACATCTGGGAGTCCGGCCCGTACTGCAACCAGATAGCCATATCTGCTTGCATCCAAGTCAGCTCAAAGCCAAGGAACAGCATTGCGTCCCGGGCGAAGTCAACGAACTCGGGGTACATATCGCGGACTAAACAAGCCCGCTCGTATCTTTCCCGAATATTCATCAGGACTCCTCTCAGTGTTAGTGGTACAGTGCCTCAAGGTCTTCCTGAGCCAAGCCAGCTGCTTCCATAGCCTTTGAGCGGCGGTTCTTAGACTGATCCATAAACTCGTCCCGCAGGGCTTTGATGCTTTCGTCGTCTACTGGGTCGCAGGTCACACTGTTGTCCTTTAGGAACTTGGCGACCGCGGCCTTGTCAGAAGCTGGGACTGGTATCGGGGGTTCTTGATCCCGGTACCACTTCAGCTCTGTAATCATAATGTCGGCAAGTAGCATGTGCAGCTCACCAAGTTTGTCTAGCTTAGCTGCCATGGGTAGCTCCTGTAATATTTAAGTGGTAGGACTACGCCCAGCCAAGGGCGTAATCGTTTGCGGATACTGCGATTGCTATCCTTTATACCGAAACCTAAGCACGTCTAGCATGGTGAAAAGGCGCGGGCTCATGTCTTCCGCCCAGTCTCGGAACTCTTCTTGTGTGAAATGTTGTGCGTAGACCATAATCTATGTCTATGTAGTTTGCATCACATCAACAGAAGCAGCATAATCCGCGAGAAATCCCGGAATCATATTGCCCTCTATTTAATTATTAAATGTGTTGGCCGCTGTGCTAAGGCAAGTAAATTGCTACTTTGGTTATTTCCACCTGCCTTTTACCTCTACTTGAACATACCCATTTTCTCCCGTTGTAATTCCTTGACTCTCATCTGTCACATATAAAGTTAGAGAGGCTGAGTCTATGTTCCTAACAATTAGTCCGAAGCCGCCACCACCACCTGTAAATTCATTAAAATACGTAGCAGATGTCGGGAGGGCAGCAAAAGAAGAATACAGCTTTGTTATTGTAACATTAGGTCGGGATACAAAAGCCTCAGTAAAAGTTAGCGAACCCAACAACCTGTTCGTTGTATCTGCGGTAACTTCTAAATATTGGTAAAGCTGGCTCATAGAGCCGTCAGAATTTTTTGTAATTAGTACGGTACCGCTTGATGTAGATAAATCAAAAATTGGGACGCCGCTTTCCTCAAGGGGGGCTCCAAAATTAAAAGCACTTCCGTCAAATATTACGCCTCCGTTTGCAACACTTGTAGCCCCTAGCGCCCCTGACAAAGAAGCGGCTTGAACGTTTAAATGGCCTCCAAACTTAGCAGATCCGCCGTAAGTTCCGCTATTTAAAGCGGTTCCCTGACTGAACACAAGGGTTGAACTATCTTGAGATATTACGCCTTCTTCTGTGCAGTCGTTAGCTGTTCCTCTAGCGGCGTTTAGCGTAGAGTTACCGTTTGCCCAATAACCAAACTTACCAGCATTTGAAGTATCTGTATCAACTGCGTTTACAACACTTGCTGACGAAGCAAACAGGCCGGATGTAAACGCGTTTCTTAAATCCGCATTTTGACAATTCGCTATAGAACGAATAACGTACAAATTAATGTCAGTTTGTGACCCGCTACAATTACCATCATGGAAGTTTAGCAGGCTTGTACGACTAACATATATACAACGGCCCTCAGCACCGCTGGCGTCAGTTGGCAAACCGCCAGATGCAATTTGAAGATCGGCCCTACTTGTATTTGAAACCCATACATTTCTACCCCAATCTTGCTTTATTGCATTTTTAAATATTGTGCTTGGGGCATTAACTGAGCTTCCCTCAAATACTAGAAGATTGACATCTGCCCCTATTATTCCACAGCCTTGAGATACTGTACCTGAAGATAAAGACTTAAGCACATACCCGTAGTGCCCCTGACCAGCCATATCTACTAAACAAGAAAGAACAGGCGCTCTTGCGTATTCGGCGTGGCAAATATCTCTATTAGATGGAAAGCTATTATCCAGTAGTACAACCGCATCTACAGAGGATATACTAAAATGCCCGTAGTCTCCGTTACTAACCAGGACCCCATCAGTGAGCGCATGGCCGGATTCAATGACCAGATCAATCGTAATGCCATTTCCTGCTGTATACTTTGAGGATAAATCATCAACGGCCAATTGCAGCGTGGCGTAATCCGTTGGGATGTTAAAAGTTAGGGTTGACGAAGAAGCGCTGGAGGCTTGAATAACCGCCCCATTGACCAGCGCCGCCCCCAGACCGTTAGCCGGGTTGCCCGCAAGCCTTACAGCTAGTGCAGCTGCACTATCAGTAGAGGCGGTAACTGTAACCGGGTCGCCGTTTGCATCAAACGCCAGTACTTTATTAGCGCGATCTGCTACCGCGGGAATAAAAGTGGTACCTGTATTCTCAGGTACACGAAGGCTTTGACGCTCAACTTCCGCAGTGCGGTCAATACCTTCTTGTACTGCGTAAAGTAGTTGGCTAAAGTTCTCATCAATGAAAGCAGGAAGGAACGGTGCACCTAATTGAAAATCATACGCGGTTGTAGCTGCCGGGGTGTCCCGGTACAAGTACACAGAAGCCCCCAGTGCGGGGGCCTCGCTTAGCTCGACTGTGTTACCAGTGCTAAACACAAAACTTACTGGGACTTCATCCACCTCTACGTACACGTCCGCTTGTTGGAGGTACGGGAAATCGAAGCTAAATAAGGTACTGGTACCATCGCCTGTGCGAATGTCG